GACGCGGCGGCCGACGTCTCCCCCAACACCGATCCGCTAGGTCGTTCCGTCAGTCCCAAGAAGACAGGGATGACGAAAGCAAACCCAAAGAAGTCGAAGCCAGTAACAACCACTAAGAAATAATAAGTCTCAGGTTGTGAACGCCATCTCTACTCACGAGATGTGACGGGCACCAAGGACCCATCATCAACCATGAAACAAGTGACGCTCACGCCAGACCTCCGCCAGAAGCTGCAAGACGCAGCTGGCGCTGGCGTGGATGTGTCCAAGCACGCCGTCTACGAGGCGGTGGGTCTCAACACCAAGCCCGTGCGCAAGGATCACCCGCTCTTCAAGGGCGCGCGCCACTCGGCGAACTACCTCAACCAGATGGCGGGCCAGCTCAACAAAGAGAGCCTGCCGCTGCAGGTCATGCACGCCGACCAGATGCTGCCCGCTGGGCGCGTCTTCTACGGCGCGGTCAACAACATGGGCGACGGCCCCGAGCTGCGCCTGCTGTTCTGGGTCGACCCGCTCAACGAAGACCTCATCTCGCTCATCGATAGCGGCACGCTCGATCAGGTGTCCGTCTCGACGCTGGCGAAGAACGCCTGCTGCTCCACCTGCGGCTGGGACTTTTTCGGAGCCAGCTCCACCACCGACAACATCTTCTCGGGCGTCTGCGGCAACGACCACCAGCTCGGCAAGGACGGCGCGTACGCGAAGATGGATCAGCTCGACCAGTGGTTCGAGATGAGCCTCGTCGGGCGCGGCGGCGCGACGGGGGCGTTCATCTGCTCTCCCGCCAACTCCCTCCTCACCAACGACTTCCGTCTTGCCGCCAGTGGCAAGGCCGCGTCGTGGCTGACCCTTTCCCTTTCATCCGACGACCTGGAGCCTTCGATGACCCTCGACGAACTCGCCACCCTGTTCAAGACGCAGCTCACCGCGATGGAGGCCAAGTTCGACGCCTCGAAGCCGAAGAACGATCCCGACCCGAACACGAACGGTCCGTCGATCGCCGACCTTCAGGCCAAGCTGATGTCGCTCGAAGAGATCATCAACAAGATGAAGGAAGAGACCAAGGCGCCGATCCCCGTCACGCCGGCCGCGCACACCGACGACGCGGGCAACTTCCTTCTCGACGGCTCGCCGTCCAACGCGCTCGCCAAGAAGATCCTCGTCATGAGCGGCGACCCGGAAGCGAAGATGCCGACGGACGCCAAGGAGGTGCTCGCGTTCCTCGAAGTCAAGCTCGCCGCGCTTAGCAAGGTCGCCAAGCCCGACGTCAAGGCGCTCGAAGCCGCGAGCGGCACGCTGTTGCTCAGCACCGAACCGTCGAAGTCCAACGCCTCCTTCAAGGCCCCGACCCGCTGAGCTTTCCCTTTCACCACCTATTTTGAGGATCAACTTCCATGACGACTCTTCCCTTCCACAATATCGTGTCGATGCAGGGTTATGACTCTGACGACTCGATCCACACCGGCAACCTCGGCACCGCCGCCGACGGCTCCGCGATCACGCAGGCCGACACCGGCCTCGCGGTCACGCAGGACATCACCTCCGCCAACAAGTTCCGTCTCGCGACGGACGGCGACGTCGTGGTCGGCAACCTCAAGTCCGTCGAGCTGCGCCCCACCGGCACGGTCGGCGCGGTCTCGTTCAACTTCATCCAGCGCTTCTTCCTGCTCGCCGCCGACGCCGCGACGATCGGCGACAGCGTCCAGGGGTCCTCGGGCGGCACGCCCGGCGGCAACCGTGGCGGGTGGGTGAAGAAGGCCACCGCCAACGACCCCTACAAGAACTTCATCGTCGAGACGGGCACCGACGCCCTGACCGGCTTCACCTACGTCGTGCTCGCGCGCGTCTGATCCTCAACCCGCCATTCCGCTAGGAGAACCCACAATGTCCATGAATTATCGCTCACTCGCGGAACTGGCTAAGAAGCGAGTTTCGCCCGAGGCCCTGCTCAGTGGTCTGAAGAATACGGACTCGCCGACCGCCGCCAACGACGCCGGCAAGAAGCTCGTCATGGGCGCGAAGGCCTACGGCGTCGAGATGCGCGACTACCTGCGCCTCGCGATCGACCCCGGCTTGGCCGCCAAGCCCGCCGACTACGAGAACCTCAACGGCTACGAAAGCGCGTTGAAGTATCTCGACCTGCCGGTCCGCGACGACTTCGACAACGGCATCACGCTCGATCTGGCCTCGGACACGTTCGAGTTCCTCCCGGGCACCCGCGTGCTGTTCCCCGAGGTCATCGACGATCTGGTCCGTTGGAAGTACCGTCAGGACCAGTTCGAGCAGACCGCCAACATCGTCTGCGGCTCCCGCACGATCAACGGCGCGCAGATGATCATGGCCGTCGTGAACGACACGCAGGACAACTACACCGGCATGCGCCCGGTCGCCGAGCTGTCGAACATCAAGGTCAGCTCGATCAGCACCTCGCAGCAGACCGTCAGCATGTACAAGCTGGGCGGCGGCTACAAGACCTCGTACGAGTTCTCCCGCCGCGCCCGCCTCGACCTGCTGACCCCCTACGCGAACCGTCTCAACCGCGAACTCGATCGGTCGAAGGTCGCCTTGGCCACCTCGATCCTGATCAACGGCGACGGCGTCAACGCGGCGGCCGGCGTCGTGGCGCAGTCCTCGTTCGACGCCTCGGTCAATCAGGCCTCGACCGTGAACAAGATCAACTACCAGAGCTTGCTCGCGTGGTTCGTCTCTCGCGCCAAGCTGGGCACCCCGGTCGACACCGTCGTCGGCAACTGGGACGCCTACATCCAGTGGCTGCTGATGTTCGCGGTTCCGCTGTCGGGCATCTCCAACGCCAACGTGACGGCTGGCGACAACTTGGCCCGCTCGGGCTTCAAGATGGGCGCTGTTCCGATCATGGATGGCACCGTCAACTTCGCGATCTCCTCCACGGCGCCCGAAGGCCAGCTCATCGGCCTCACCAAGGGTGAGACGCTGGAAGAGCTGATCGAAGCCGGTTCGCTGATCTCCGAGGCCGAGCGCGCCCCGCTGAACCAGTCGATCACCTACATCAAGACCGAGACCTCCGGCTACCGCCTCTGCTACGCCGACACCCGGTCGATCTACAACTACGCCGCGTAAGCGACGTGGAACGGGAACGGGGACAGGGCCACGGCCCTGTCCCTAAATTCGGATTGCACCCGGGGGACACATGAAACTCTTGCTCGAAACCACGGGGGGCTTTCAGCTCCAGGACGACACGTCCCGTGTGCTGATCCGCGCGGTGGGCCTCACTGTCGCCGACAAGACCAGCTTCGTCGAGTGGCGGGCCGCCTGCGGCCAGATCCGCATCAAGGCGCAGCTCGGCGACTTGGCGACCGACGAGGAATGGCTGGCCTATCTCAAGGCGAGCGACGGCGACGAGACGCTGGCTGTGGCCTCGTTCCTCAGCGCCTACCCGCTTGACGAGAAGTACACGCTGCCGAGCGACCCCGACGAGGCCGCTGTCATCAAAGCCAAGCGCGTCGCCGCTGCCGCCAAGCGCACGCCCGCGCCTGCCCCTGCCCCCGCGCCTGCCCCCACGCCCGTGAAGCCCGTCTAAAGTGGACGTCCCCGCGGGCACGGCGGCCTCGCTCCGCATCGACTTCCTCGACCCGCTTGGGTTGCTGGTGGTCGATGCCACATCGGCTTCGTATCAGCTGATGGCGACGGACGGCTCGCTTCTGGCCGGGCCGGTCCCCCTCATCACCGCGCCGACCGACACGGGCGTTACCGTCGCCATTGGGGCGGGCAGCAACACGATCACCGCGCCGCGTCTCTTCGAGAAGCGCACCGTGGTCGTCAGCATGACGTCGGGTGGGAAGTCCCATACCTTCGTGAAGCAGTACCGTGTCATTCCATTCCTGAACCTCGGCTGCACCGAGGACGACGTGCGCGCCGTGATCGGCGTCAACGCCGACGAGCTGGCGAACGACGAGATCGATCTGACCGCCGCCTATTTCATTCTGCTGAAAGACGTCACCCCCGCGCAGATGAGCGCCGCGCTATCCTGCGGCACCGCCGTCGAGCTGATGGCGAACCAAGCGGTCGTCGGC